GCGCGCACTGGATTACCAGGGCAATGCAGGATGGCGGCATTAAGAAGGTAGAGGACGCAGCCAGAAAGGCAATTAGGAAATGACAATCATCGAAAGCATCGTACAGTTTTTAGGGCAGTATGAGGCTGACCGGATCGGCGTTGAAAAGTTGACGAGCCAGTCCACGGCATACAGCCTAATGAAAGCACCGCAGGAGCATGTGGAAAAATTCATCAGTGGGTTGGAAATCCATACGGATTATTACGAGCTGATGGTGCGGAGGGATGCCACAAGTGAGGCAGAGAGAATTTCAAACAATGCGTGGGGGCAGGGGATTGCTGAGTGGATTTCCCGGAAAGAGCGTACAGGCGATTACCCTGTATTGGATGGATATGTATGTACGGGGCTGGGAATCTCCACCCCGTTTGCATTGACGAGTGCAGACAGCAACAGCGCTGTATATCAGATGACGATCAAGGTCGTGTATCGCAAGGAGAACTAAATGGAGAATGACAGAGCAGGGGATGAGTCCTGTCAGGGTATGTTCCTGACCTCCCCATATAACTCGGTTGGGCGTGGCGAAATGCTGCGCTCTTTTTAAATCCGTAGGTAGGACGGAAAAATTTTGAAAAACCGCTTGACTTTTTGTGGCGCAATAATTACAATTTTATTGTGGCACAAAAAGTGAGGTGAAAAATATGAGCCCACAAAAAGGAAGACCGCCTTCTGAAAATCCGAAAAATGTAGAAGTTAAAGCCAGGCTTGATGAGCAGACTGCCCGTAGATTGCTTGCTTATTGTGAAAAACTGGGAATAACTCGAACAGATGCTTTACGAGAGGGAATTAAAAGGATTTTAGAAGATGAAAAAAAATAAAACAACCGTCGCACCTACCACAGCACAAACGGTTGTTTTAACCGAAAGAAGTTTCTTTCTGTAAATATTATAATGCAGAGTGAGACTTCTTTCAACCAGAAAATTTCCTACATATTTAAGATGTAACGAAAATTTTGTACATGTGAAAAGGAGAATTATTATGCAAAATTTAACAGTAATTGAAAATGAACTTGTTCCGGTTTATAAAACCAGCACCGGGGAGAAGGTGGTGTATGGAACGGAGCTTCATACGGTGCTTGAAGTAAAGAGTAATTACCGTGATTGGATTCGTAACCGTTTGAACGATTGCGAAGCTATTGAAAACGAGGATTATGAAGCCGCTAAAATTTTAGCACCTTCCGGGCAATACAGAAATGAGCATATCATCAAACTGGATACTGCCAAAGAAATGGCTATGCTGGAACGCAACGAGAAAGGAAAGCAGGTGCGCCGCTATTTCATCGCGATCGAAAAGAAATATAAAGAGAGCGGCTCAGATTTATCTGGTCTTTCCACAGAACTTCGTGCGGTCATCGTGGTCGATAAACGTGTGACAAAGATTGAAAATCGGATTGATCGTTTGGAATACGATATTCCTCTGTACGGAGCAGAAGCCGATGAGCTTTGCAACCATGTAAAGCGCAAAGGCGTTGAAATGCTGGGCGGTAAGGAAAGCAATGCCTACAAGGATACGAAGATTCGCGCGGCAGTGTATACCGACATCTACAATCAGATCAAGCGTGAATTTGGGTTATATGATGATAAAGGGCGCTTCAAGTCTTATAAAGCGTTGAAACGCCGCTACATTTATGAAGCCCATGAGTTGGTCGATTGCTATGAACTTCCAACCTATCTGGAAGAACAGGTAAGAGAGTGTAATGCACAGATGAATATGAAGGTGGCATGATGGAAGAAATAATCAGTCTTGCCCGGGAATGTATTGGAGAAATGCTCAAGATGTCACCGGATGAAATCGAAGCCTTCCGTCAGGAGTGGCTGCAGAGGTTAGACAGTAAACAGAATGCCGAGAACTTTTCAAAAGTAAGGCAATTTGTAAATGATACCTGTGACTGTGCACTGAATCAGGTAATGCAGAAAACAGCATAATGATAATGAGAACGTCCTTCGGGGCGTTCTTTTTATACGCATTTTTTTATGAAATAATAGGAGGTCAGCATGAAAAGACACGAGTTATTACATTATGTCGATACGTCGATGGGTACGGAAACGCCAAAGTGGGCGCTGCTGGGCGACGGTATTACTTCTCTGTCGGAGGAAATGAACCCGGAAGAAGAGACACAGCAGTGGATTAACCAGGAAAACGGGGATTCGGAGGTGAAGTCCTACACACCGTCGATCGAGGTGGAAAAGCAGGACTGCATCGACGATGATGCGCAGGCATGGATCGATAAGATGGTGGATGAAATGCCGACCGGATCGGCGGCGGTAACCAGTTATGTCCGGTTCCGTCTGCGGGATAAGGTTTCTGACGGTGTGTATACGGCATATAAACGCCAGTGTGTCGTTGTAGTAAACAGCACAGGCGGCGACGCTGGCGGAAATGTCGTGAATAATATCAAACTCGGCGGAAAGGGTTCGGCAGTGAAAGGAACCTTTGACGTAGCGAAGAAAACATTTACGGAAGGGGCGGCAGGATGAGCGAATTTTACAAAGAGCTGCGGGTCGACAACGGCCTGCGCAAGATCGGCGTAAATGACAAAGGCGATTATCTGGAAATTTCCATCAATGACAGTTCGGTTTTTGATCGGTTTGCAGATCTGATGACCTGGCTGCAGGAAAAAGAAAAGGATCTGAACCAGTTCCAGAAAGATCACGCAGGGGAAAAAGCGGATGATCCGGAAGTTCTGGGGATGTATGCCGCAAAGCGGACGGAAACGTATCAGGAATGCTGCGAGCGTCTGGACAAGGTCTTCGGGGAAGGCTGCTGCAGGAAAGTGTTCGGCGAAATTGTCCCGGATGAATTACTGATTATGGACTTTATCGAACAGATCGGCGATGTTCTGCATGCGCTTGGACAGGAGCGGAACAGACGGATGGCAGAGAAGTATAACCGCCGGAGAAAAGGGGCAAATACCAAAAAGCCCGAAGGTGATGTTTAACATTCTGCTCGATCCGCTTCCGACGCAATGGCATGGGTATCGGATTGATCCGGATTTCCAGATTGGAATCCAGATGATGCAGATCAGCACAGACAATGAGATTTCTGAGAGAGAGAAGGTATGGCTTATGGCTGACCTTCTCTTTTTTGAACTTCCGGGAACCGCACAGGAGATCACAGACGGGGTTCAATGGTTCCTCGGCGGCTGGTATACGGACAACAGCGAAAAATCGGAAAAAGATTCGACCCCGGTTATGGACTGGGACATGGATCAATGGAGGATTTACAGCGCATTCAGAAAGCAATACGGAATAGACCTTAACACTGTGAAAATACACTTTTGGGTATTTATGGGGTTGTTGACAACACTGGATGAGTGTGCGTTTACGCGTGTTGCAGATATCCGCGGCAAGATCGTAACCGGAAAAATGAGCGCTGATGAGAAAGAATTTTATCGGAAAGCAAAACGGCGTTACGCTATCGGCGCGCAGGAGGAAGAGACCAACGAAGATAGGCTGGCAACAGAGGAATTTTTGAAGCTGGCGGGATTGAGGTGATGGAATGACCTATGATGGAGAGATCCGGTTAAAAGCAGTTGTCGACAAAAGCGGAGTCGTTGATCTGGAAGCGGACCTGGGCGAAGTTGAGAAAAAAGCAGGCGATGCAGAGAAAGCGGTGCAGGATATAAAGCTGGATGACAGCACCGAAAAATCTGCGAAGAGAGCAGCCGGCGGGGTGCAAGACTTAGCCAGGGAAACACGAAAGGCGACAGAAGAAACGCAGCGCTTGAATCAGGCTATGCAGGATACCGAGCGGCATCGGAACACCAAAATTCACATGAACAATGGGCAGGTGTTTGACTGGGGCGGGAATCTGGTTGAAGATGCTTCCAGAAATACCGATGAGATGGAAGCAGCGCAGGAGAGACTGTCTGCAGCGGCCCAGAAAACCGAACAGGCGATGCGCAGCATGGCGGAAGAGACACAGAAAGTCAATGAAGCATCACAAGGGCTCGGAGATAACGTGGCGGATGGAATAGAGCAGCAGCTCACGCCTACCCAGAATATGATTGCCTTTATCAAAAAGAGCTTTCAGGATATTCCGGAGATGTTCGGAATGTTGAAGGAAAAAGTGAGTTCCGTCCTGCAGCCGGTTGGGAATGGTCTGGGCGACGCAGATGCAGCGGAATTGCGGAGAACGGAAAAAACTTGGGACAATTTAAACCAGAAGGCAGAGTACTACAAAAGGATCATGGAGAACCTGGGGAAAAAGGGTCAGGGATTCGGCAATTCGGCTTACGACAAAATGTACATCCATTGGCAAGAGGCAGAACAGGCAATAAAGGACTATAAAGCGCAGCTGATGGACACCGGTCAGAAGCAGTTGGATTTGAAAAGAGGAATCCAGCAGATCGGGGAAGAAAGTAAGAAAACATACCAGAAGATGAATCAGGGTACGAAGAAAACTGGTTCTCTGTTTTCCACGATGGCGAGCAGATTGAAAGGAATTATGCTGTCCCTGTTGATCTTCAACTGGATATCCAAAGCGTTCAATGCCATGATAGCAGGAATGAAAACAGGCTTTGCAAACCTGATGGGATATTCAAATGAGTATGCCAACACGGTGCAGTCCTTGAAAAATGCGATGTCGACGCTAGGAAATTCATTTGCGGCAGCGTTTGCGCCGATCGTTTCGATGGTGATTCCGTGGCTGACGCAGCTGATCAATGCGATTGCAAAGGCGATCAGCTATATCGGTCAGTTCTTTGCAATTCTTGGTGGCAAGAATACGTTTGTGCGGGCAAAACAGATTCAGGATTCGTATAACAGTTCTTTAAATAAAACTGGATCAGCCGCAAAAAAGGCAGTTGGGGCGTTGGCAAAGTTTGATGATCTGGATGTGCTCCAGAAGCAGGATTCATCCGGAGGCGGAGCATCCGGCACGCAGCCGAAAGATATGTTCGAGGAAGTGCCGGTGGATGAGAAAATGTTGGACTGGTGGGACAAGCTCAAGGAAAAGATGCTTCCGGTTCTGGACTATCTGAAAGAACTGAAAGATGCATTTATGGATGGCTTCTGGGACGGACTTGGAGATTATCAGTATCGGTTTGATGCGATAAAAAAAGGTCTGGAACAGATCAAAACAGCCATAATTGACATCTGGAACGACCCTGATGTTCGGACGGCTGCAGACGCCTGGGCGAAATCCTTAATGTACATGTTCGGTTCCCTGGTTGGATCTGTTGCAAGCATCGGGTTGACGATCGCTGCAGCCTTTATCGGTGGGATCGGTCAGTATCTGGAAGACAATACGGAGCGGATCAAGCAGTTTCTTATTTCCTGTTTTAATATCGGAAGAGAGATCAACGAAATCCTTGCGCAGTTATTCCAGAGCATTGCATACATTTTCGAAGCGTTTGCAAGTGAAGAGGGTATACAGTTCATGGCGGCGCTGATTGGAAGTATCGCGGATGCGGCGATGGGACTGGCTGAACTTGCTTTGAGAATCGGCAGGGACTTTCTGGACATGCTGACGCGCCCGATCATCGAAAATGCAGAAGCCTTTAAAACCGCGCTGGAGGGTCTTCTCGGTTCAGCGGCTACAGTGCTGGAAGGCATCAAAGAGACGATTGACCAGGTGTTCGACCACGCGAAGAAAGTTTATGATTCGAAAATCCACCCGCTGTTTGAAAGCATTGCAAGCGGGCTTTCTGAGATAGTAGGTATCCTTCTGGATGCATGGAACGGATCGGTGCAGCCGGTTTTGGACAGCCTTGCAAAAAAAATATCGGAATTGCTGACGCAATATATAACCCCGCTTCTCAATACCGTAATAGATGTAATCGGAAGTATAGCGGAGTATTTGCAGATGTTCTGGGAATCTGTTTTACAGCCTATTTTTGAGTGGATTGTGGCGTATGCTGTACCATATATCATTGATTTTGTCAGCACTGCCATAGAAGTGATTATCAGTGTCGTGGAGGTTTTGATTGGCGCACTTACGGCGTTTATCGATTTTATCAAAGATACGGTCCTGGAATGGTGGAAAGGCATATGGGAATCCGCGGAAGACGTGTTTAAGGCATTCTGGAATCTGATCGATGCAGTTACGAAAACAATTTCAGATCTTTTCCGGGATTGCATGAAGATTATCCGTCAATTGGTAGACGGTGACTGGAAGAGCGCA